GGTAACGCCAGCCAAGCCAGCCACATCAATGTCCAAGAAGAGAGCAGATGCACTAGAGAAGGCTTCCCAGGAAAAGGCAGACGCGGCATCAGCCCCACTGGCTTCGACCATTGTTCTTCCAATTCAGACCAAGGAAACCCGCGTTCCGGTTCCTGTGTCTAGTGGTGGGGGTGGAGATAGCGCCCTGGCTCTATTAGCGGCTCGTAACGACGATCCTACGAGCCAGAGCTACATCGGTTCCCTATTCGACCATCCGGCTACCTACGGGGCTCTGGGACGAATCTAAGCTTTACGTACCTCGAAGGTTTCACGAAGCTCAGTATTCGGTTCGTACACGTGAACTTTGGTCACGGAATAACGAGTGTCGGTCACCAAGAAATGCTTAACGTTGCTCGAATGAGTCTGACTCATAATTCTCACAGTCTCAGCATGACTGGGCACATTCGTGGAAACGGCCTGGAAGCCAGTATCGAAAACTGTAATCAGAGTGATCATTTTGTCTCCTGTTTCACCAGTTCGTATGCGACCTTGACTAATTTCTCTCCATCCCAAAGATAACGAGTGACATTGGTCTTACTGATATCATCCTTAATTCTTTCCGGCCACCAATCATAGATGGTTTCGTGATTCTCCAGCATGGGCTTGACAAGCTTATGAATTGCTGGAGCTATCTTCTTAGACCATGGGATTCTACCCACAGGGACACGAACAAAAAAGAAGTTCAGCTTCGTCTCTGGGTCTCTAAACGACCCGTAAATCATGATTGTGCGGGTGCTCATACCTGAGCCTTCATGAATTTGGCATCGTCAATCGATTTGACAAAATCCTGTACAAGAGCAGATGCATCCACCGTCGAAACTGTGCTCTCTCCCAAGTTCGAGCTATGAACGATTCCGTATTTGTCAGAATGACCAATTGCAAATTCTACAAATGATCGCTCGTTGAAGGAGTGAAAGTAAGCAATTGTTTCGAGCTTGTGCATGTGTCCTCCTTAGGTTCCGTAGTCTTTCTCGCCACAATCGTTATTGGCGTATCCGAGATGGTATTCTGCCACTTCCTCAGCCGTCATACCAGTCTCTTCGATCCTGGCAGAGAACCACGTCTCTCCAATGAAGTAATGAGGTTTGGCGGGACGCTGGTAGTAAGCATCAGACTGACCCCGGTCATATGGACTGCCATGTTCGCGATCAGTTCTCATTTGGGTTCCTCCTCATTCAGTGGGGATATCTTAATCGATGCTTGATTGGAAATCAAGTGATCTGAATCACAAAAAGGAAAGGCCGGTGTTACCCGGCCTTCCGCCTCAGTGGAGGTGTCTGAGGACTTGCGACGTCGTCTTAGTCGTTTGCCATATCATTGAAGAATGACATGTCATCCTCGTCGGTAGACTCTGCTGGAGCAGGAGTACCGGAAGCGACAGCTTGAAGCTGCTTAGCCTCTCCTAGAGCTGCCTTGACAGCCTCAGGAACTGGACTTTCTACCCTTGCCTTATCCGCTGAAGGAGTCTGCGCTGATCCATCAGCATTGAAAGACAATACCTTGTCAAGACGCTTCTTCAGATCCTCATAGGACTTGAACTTCAATTCAGCCTTGAGAGAATAAGCCTGAGTGAGGATGGCTTCGATTTCTTCATCCGTCTTGGCCACTGGAGAAGTGACCGGAGCGAATGTTGAGTCGTCATAGTTAGGGAATTCACCCTGCTTCTTGACCTTCAGTGAGAAGTTTGCACCTTCCCACAAATCGAAGACATTGACCGGAACCAAAGGCTCACCCGTGTTTGGATCAAGCTCACCTTCTGCTGGGTGACCCTTTGCATAGATCTTGTCGAAGATCTTCTTTCCGTACTTGTACAAGAAAACCTTGCCGTCGTTCGCTGGGTTAGCAGTATCCTTAATAACACGAATGTTACTGATGTAGGTAAGCTTGCGCTTCTGCTTCTTGGCAATATCCTTGTTTGCTTCGACTCCAGTGTTCCAGAGCTTTGAATTATACTCCGATACTGGGTCTTGCTGATCGATGGTAGTGAGAGAATTCTCGATGTACCATCCGCCTGGACCCTGGAAATTGTGAGTATAGATCTGAACGAATGCGGTTGCGTCTTCGCCGTCAACGAGTGGACGGTCTAGGAAACGAATGATCGCAAAACCATTGCCTGCCTTATCCTTGGTAACTTCCCAGTAACGTTCGTCCTTCTTGAACTTGGACTGGGTTGCGGCAAGTGCCTTATCGAGACTGGCCGTAGATTGCTTTCTGTATGATGCTAGTGACATGTGTATATTCCTGTGTTTATTTGTGTATGTGTTTTATTCACAGTTTTCATAACGATGGGGTATTTATGCTACCTGAGAGAAGTGTTATTGTCAAGTTCCTTCTGTTTCTTTAGTGCCTCAACTTTCGTCAGAAATCGAACTTGATTATCTCCACAACGCTTGGCTCCTCCAGATGTTCGATGCCAATGAGAGCAGATGTGCATCTTGTCATCGATGGTCGGATACCATGACCCAAATAGACCCATCTTACTTCCAACCTTCACTTCTTCCTCTTCTTCTTTTTGACTGGCTGTTCCTTCTTGAGAAGATTGTTTCGACCAGCTTCAGCGGCTAGCTTCATTTTCAGTTCATCGTTCAGTAGAGTTGCAGCCAGTTCGACTTCCAGTCCTGTCGTCTCACACTCATCCATGATCGCTTCGAGAATGCCAATATTCTCCTTCCCAACACGTTCGTTGATCTTCTTGGAGAAGTTCTCTTTCTCAGTCGGAGTTGCCATCTTTCTTCCTTTGGATACTGAATTTCAATGTTGTCAAATCGTAACCGCGATCTTCGAGTTCTTTGATCAGCGAAGGATCAAATTTAATTTCTCCCCCTCTACTATAATCTCTGGACATCTTCTCAGAACAGATGTAGTGATGAATCAGATGACTATCTCTTTTGGTGGCACCGTCACCACCATATGCAATCATAATTCCCGGTTGAGAGTATCGGTCCTCTCTTCCCCAATACATGCTCAACTGTCCTGGCACAAGCTTTGGACGTCGGAGTCTCTTCGTCACACCTTACTTCCTTTCTTGAATGCTTCCCAAGACATTGGATAGAAGTCAAATATCAGTTCTCTGAGTTGTTCTTTCAGGTTGGGAAGCATGAACCAGACAGGAGCCACAATCCAAAGAACGACGATCATTAATCGAAAGAAGAGTCTCTTCATCCGAATACTCTGTTGACTTGATTGTTGACCTTGCAGAACTGGGCATTCTTCTGAAACTCATCCAGATCGACTGCGTCACAGTAGGACATGGAAGAACGAAGGCCGCCTAGAATATCGAGAATCGTATATTCGACTGGGCCACGATAAGGAACACTCACTTCCTTACCTTCCGATGATCTGTAATCCTTCACACCACCGTTGTGTTTGTCCTGGGCTGTCTTCGAAGCCATCCCATAAAACGGAAGAGATGCTACAGGATTATACTTCTCATGAACGCCACGAGCGCGGTTCCATACCTTCCCTAGCTGCTCTGGGCTGTATCCTTCGTCATGACCAGCCAGCATACCACCTAGCATTACTGCTGAAGCTCCTGCAGCGAATGCCTTAGCCACATCACCAGGAGAGGTACATCCACCATCTGCTATCACCTGTCCATGCGCTCGACGTGCGGCATCAGCACATTCCAGAACCGCACTGAACTGAGGATAACCGACACCTGTCTTGATGCGAGTGGTGCAAACAGAGCCAGGACCCACGCCTATCTTGACGTAGTCGGCGCCAGCATTGATGAGACTGAACACTCTCTCTGGGGTGCAAATGTTGCCCGCGATGATGTAACGAGTGGGGTATTTCTCATTGAAATGTTTGATGAAGTCTTCGAGAAGCTTCGAGTAGCCATTGGCCACATCGATACAGACCATCATCGGTTCCGATTGGGCTTCCATGTCACCCTCTCGTTGTTCGATCAGATCCTGAACCTGATCGAACTTCGCCAGATCATCGAGGTTCGCTCCCATCGAATAGATGGTATACGGAATGATATCCGCATTGGCCGAATCGGTGTAGAAATTGACTAGGTCTTCAACTGAGTAGTGTTTGTTCAGGCACGTATAGAGCTTGTGTTTAGCAAGTGCCTCTGCCATCTGGAAAGTCCCAACATTGTCCATATTGGACGCGATGATGGGGATTCCCTCTCCTCCACAAAACTCTGAAAGTAAATCAACCTGAGAACGTGAGTGTATTTCGCTGGCACGGGGGACGAGTAGTACATCTGAGTAATCCAGTTTGGTGTCTTCGATGATTCTGGTCATTATTATCCTTACCGGTAGAAGATGTGATTGCCTATCGTTGCAACCTCCTCGTGTTCGCTGGCCCACAAAGGTAACTGAATATAGGATGCGTGATAGAACTTAACTGAGGAATCGATGATATCAGACCGCACCTTTTTTGTCAAAACGGCACGAGCCAATTTCAGACACTCCTGATACTTCCGATAGTTGATTCCGTGGGGTTTCCACTTCTTTCCAAGGGTCCACGAGAAGGCTGCTTCCTTCTTTCCTGTCCGTGGATTGACCTTCTTGTAATATACAACAGAACAGATTTGATCTTTCTGGTTGTTGGCCCGGTTGAGTGTTACCTGAGCCATCGCAAGCTGACCCTCGTATGGCTCGAATCCAGATTCGTAATAGATGTTGTCAGTGAGACAACGAACCGGATTAGCGTGCTCAGCCTTCTCTAGTTCATCAATAGTTCGGTAGCTCTCTTCGAGTAGATCTTCAATGATCTCCATTTTGAAGTTCAGAATCCTTTCTTGATTCTCAAAGGAGATGTGTGTTTCGTAATCCTGCAAACCATGAATCGTAGGTCGCATATCAGAGAATTCATACACTTCGACACCGATGACGATGAGCATGGCCACTATCACGCCATAGAGAGCACGAATCAATGCGTCATATCGAGGTACCATAATGTAGCCCTCCTTAAACGATTCAAGGGTGCCAGTTGCCTGGACACCCTTGACAGTAGACTTGGGTAATAAGGTGTCTACACTAACCCCAGAGGACTTAGGCTGCTAGAGCCAAAGGAGCCTCAAAGATGTCTTCGTTTGCACTTAGACTTTTGCGCTGTTTAAGACAGTCGCCTCACTGGTAGCCAATTAGCCTATTCCGCTCCTAGTCGAAACCGGTCAGCCCCATCAAGAAGATATCCACTTAACCCGAGGAGACCCATGTCTCTGGATACCCTCATGGTGGAGCTGGGGGGAATCGAACCCCCGTCCTAAAAGCCTTTACTGAAAACGGTTTACTACCATTCCAATCATCAGTTGATTCAAGTCCACCAGTTCTGTCGGGAATTCCACGGTGGTACCCGGACTCCTTTACATCTGCTCAACCTCGAATCAACCTTCAAATCTAGACTACCACCCTAAAGAATGATCGTCAAGCATTATTTATCTCTTAAATCTCAATAGCTTATAATCCCTCAGTGCACCTCTTTCGTCTTTGGGAATTGGATGTGTGGCGATTGCAGTCAACGTTCCGCCCTGATCAGGCTCGTAGAACGTCTCATATCGAGTGCCGTGAGCGTTCAAATCGTTCATCACGCCTCTGAAGTCTATGAGTTGTGGAACGCCAATGACAGTGAAGTATACTTCACTGACGTCTTGTTTGAGTTTATTGCCCAGCACGAGAGTGACGTGGGCGGCTTGAACGAGCTGTTGCTCTTCGGAAAGATCTTGTCTAACGAATATGTAGACGTAGTTAGGATTATCCATGTGCGTGAACCTCTTAGTTGAAATCAAACCTTCGAACGGAAGATGAGACTTCTTCTTTGGGCGGACCACGCGCTTCATAATCTACCTACGTGTCAGGGACCTAGCCCCAACCAGTTGAACCTTGCTTGAACATGTTTATACCTCATTTACTGTTGCCAATATCTTCTTCACGATATCAGCGTCTATTTCTTTTCGAATTTCATCGGCCATTTTGTTGGCAAGTAAATTCTCGAACTTTCTCTGTCTGTATGCTGAAATCCAACGATTTACAAAACGAGGTAATGGAATACGACTCCAGAACCAGATCTTGTGATTTCCGCATGAACACTTATGATATAACATTGTTTTCTCTAATTTGGTGCACCCGGTGGGAATTGAACCCACGACCTACGGGTTAGAATCCGCTTACTCTTTCACTGAGCTACGGGTGCATAATCTTTGAGTTCCCATGGGAACGCATTCTATTTATTACGTTTCTGAACCTTCTTCCACTTCGCCTGGAATGCAACCGGATCAGACACAAATTTCTCAACCATCCCTA